AGGTCCCTGTTATATTGTACCAAATATTTTAGGAAATGCTGTGTTCAAGCAAGATTTTGATTGTATTCTAAATTCTATGCCAACTGACACTGATCAAGATCAATTGGCCATGCAGTGCATGGAAGGCATTGTGCATAACTATTCTCAATCACAACCAAATAGTACCGAGCTTTTGAAATTAAAAACATTCCTTGATGAAACTGATCGTAGACGTGGCACAAGTTGGGTCAAGATTTTTCCTTGGCTCGTAAAGGAACTGGAACATGTGGTATAGTCAAGTGGCCGCGGATCTGGGCAAGATCCCAGACTTCATGGCACACTATGATCGTGAGCTCACGGATGCCAAACGAGATTGCAAAATTGGCGGCATCGTTGAGAACAACATCAAGCTGCTTCCGGGCATAACTGAGCAGAGATTCTACCAGCTTCAGGAAGTGGAAGCTGTACTAAATCTGCTGAATATTCAGTTACGCAAGATTCGTCGCAAGCACTTTCAAAAGTATCTGGAAGGTTACAATCGTGCTCTCAGCAGCAGAGATGCTGAAAAGTATGTGGACGGCGAAGATGAAGTGATTGACTTTGAAACCATTATCAATGAAGTAGCCCTGCTGCGTAATCGCTGGCTGGGTATCATGAAAGCACTAGAAAGCAAGAACTTCATGCTGGGCCACATTGTTAGACTACGAGCAGCCGGCATGGAAGATATTCAAGTGTGACCATTGATGCGTGATACATAATAGTATGAAACGCACAGCATTTGTAACAGGCATGACCGGCCAAGACGGTCCATATCTCGCCAAGCTCTTGGTTGAAAAAGGTTATCATGTTTATGGCCTTGTAAAACGATACTCTAATCCCAATTTAGACAACATCAAGTGGTTGGGCATTGAGAATGACATTGAGTTGGTCACTGGTGACATCACCGATGAAAACAACATGAATCATCTTATGCAAACTCTCAAACCCAACGAAGTGTATAACTTGGCTGCACAGAGTTTTGTTGGTGCTTCGTGGGATCTTAACAAACTCACCACAGAAGTAAACTCCATAGGCGTACTGAACTTGCTCAACGCTATCCGCAGCCACAGCCCTAACACACGCTTTTATCAAGCCAGCACCTCTGAGATGTTTGGTAATGCCACAGAAGCAGGCTCCCAAGGTGAAAATACTCCGTTCCGTCCAAGATCACCGTATGGCGTGAGCAAGTTGTATAGTCACTGGATGACCATAAACTTCCGTGAAAGCTACAGCCTGTATACCTGCTCTGGTATCTTGTTCAATCACGAAAGTCCCTTGCGAGGTCGTGAATTTGTCACACGCAAAGTTACTGATGCAGTGGCCAGAATCAAACTGGGCCTAGCAGATTCAGTCACCCTGGGCAATCTTGACAGTAAACGTGATTGGGGATTTGCCGGAGACTTTGTGGAAGCCATGTGGCTCATGCTACAACAACCCCAAGCCAGAGATTATGTAATTGCCACAGGCGAACAACACAGTATTGGTGAGTTGTGTGCTGTGGCGTTTGAACATGTGGGAATCACTGACTGGACTCATCTAGTAAAAAGTGATCCTAGATTCAAACGTCCTGCTGAACTTTATAGCCTGCTGGGCAACAGTAGTCGAGCAGCCACAGAACTGGGATGGAAACCTCGCACAGATTTTGCAACCATGATTCGTGACATGGTTGATGCTGATCTAGTTCGGCTTCAGCCTGGAAAGTAATCTTCCAATCGGTCCTCCCGATGCTATTTCACCCAGGGTCCACTCTGTGTGACATAGATCTTCAAGCCACTGTGCTCGTTCGGGCATGCGTGGCTTTTCTATATCTGCAAAATCTGTGTTGGCCACTGGCAATGCCATGCTGCGTGCGCCAACAAATGCAGGAATGCCATCTATAATGGCTTGACTACCGGGCCCTGAATTTTCATTGACCACTGCCCAGGCAGCGGGCAACATGGTTCTAAAATTGAACTCATCGTAGGTGCCATGCAACTTGACAGGTTGCTGTATTCTGGTGCCTGGTCTGGGTCGAATTTTTTGTCTTGGGTGCGGGCGTATGACGATTGGTCTATCAGTGTGTGCTCTTAGACTGGCAATAGTTTGATCCAGCCATTGCTCACTGGATGGTAACCCTGTCCATTGCTGACTGTCGTCTCGCTGCATGGCCACAAGAACATGATCGCCCTGGTGCCAGGGCTGTGATCTCACAGACAACTTGGCTGCACGGTTGTTTTCATGCCCTTCGCCAAACCATCCTGATGCATTTACACCATTCACACCCATCTTCCAGGTTACCCCGCGGTTCAACTGTCCAATTTCCATTATTATCACAGGACGACCTGAAGAAGAAAACTCCTGCCACACAGCTTGATTTGCCAGCATTCGTCCAGACCACAAGTGGCTCCAGATTACTGCAACGTCAGCACTTGTGTTGTGTTCAGACACACGAATACAATGACGTTTGCAGCCATCGCGGAATGCTGCAAACACAGGCCCAGAATTAAGGGCTCCAAAGCGATTAAATATACTGATGTTCATGATATGATATTAAATAGTTATTGAACAAACACCATGTATAAAATAAATTCTCTCTGGCACAGTCCCGAACCCCCTAATGGATTCTTTAGTGAACGCTTGTCTGAACATGTAGATATACACTATCAACAACGGTATCGTTACTATATATTCCAAAATATTCCACGCAAACGCACCATGATTGACATTGGTGCCAACATTGGTATCTTTGCCAGACCCAGTGCCGAACAGTTTGAACGGGTAATATGCTTTGAACCAGTGCTCAAAAATTTTGAAGTGTTGCAAAAAAATCTAGAAAGTTATCTCAATGTTGAATTGCATAACCTAGGGCTTGGCGATAAAGATCAAACAGTCACATTTGAATTACAAACTCTTAAGTGCGGTCATACCAAACAAGTTGAAGAGTTTGTTGCTAACCCTGAGTTCGAAAAACACACCGGAGAACTAACCACTCTGGATCGATTCAATTTTGAATCAGTTGACTGGATCAAGATAGATGTTGAAGGCTTTGAAAATGCAGTGTTGGAAGGAAGTCGCGCCACTATACAACGCAATAGACCCTGGTTGCTGATAGAAGACAACGGACAACAAGAATATCACAAGCAATGGTTGAACGACTTGTGCGGCCCATACGAAGCAGCAGCAGTCAAAAGCAAGAGCAACACAATATGGATACCACTATGAAGCATTTACCCTATGAACGACAAGGTTTTAGTCAGAATGACGAGACTGGAATCATTGAGTACATGCTGGCAGGAATAGCTGATCCCAAACAAACTTTTGTGGAGATTGGATTTGGCGACGGAACACAAAATATGACTCTGGACCTGCTGCATCAAGGATATTCGGGAGTTGGCATAGATGGGTGGAACTGGAATCCATCTGTGACTGAAAGATGGCCAGATCAGTTGATCAAAATACAGCAAATGATTTCCCCAGGTGATGTTGCACAATGCATACCCGAACAATATTGGCAACCAGACTTTTTTAGTCTAGACATTGACAGCTTTGATTATGAAGTGGCATCAACTCTATTGCACTCAGGATTCAGCCCTGCCACAGTGTGTTGTGAAATCAACAAGCATTTTGGCAACGACTGGGCTAGTTTTCCTTATGTTGAAAACCCAGTAAAAAAAGTCACATACAATAGAAAATTTCATTATGGCTGTTCATTGTCAAAGTACAAAGACCTGTGGTCACAGTATGGCTATGAGTTTTTTACATTTGACACAAGAGCAGTGAATGCATTTTGGTTCCATCCAGACCGAGTCAGTATAGACCTAACTGTTCCCAGAAAGCAAACACTTGATGAGATAGATACTGCTATCATCAAACAACAAATTGCCGATCATCAGTACTGGAACAACAAACAAAACGAAATTTATCAACCCACATGAAATACGCAGTACTAACAACATTCCATGCTGCTGGCTATGAAAAATATGCCAGCCGCATGATTGATACATTTTTACAAAATTGGCCTCAAGAAGTTGACCTATATGTTTACACAGAAGATTGTGCTATCACACAATCAGCACCCAATCTACATGTGAGAGACCTACACGCAGCAAGTCCAGAAATTGTGGCATTCAAACAACGCTGGGGATCGGACCCTAGAGCACGTGGACAAGTTGCCACAGGGCCTGTGGATCGCAAAGGCAAAGCACCTGGTATTGGATTTCGCTGGGATGCCATACGATTCAGTCACAAAGCATATTCTGTTAGCCATTGTGCTGCTAACTGTGCAGCTGATGTGTTGTTCTGGATGGATGCTGACATGGTATGCCACACACCTATCACTACTGAATTTATCAATAGTCAAATGCCTGTAGATACTGGTCTGGCATTTTTGGGTAGAGAAAAGAAATTTACTGAATGCGGCTTGTATGGCATGAATCTTCGGGATCCTGTGACTCGGGCATGGCTGCAAGAGTTTCAGTTGGCCTATGATTCCGGGCGTCTTATGACCATGGCTGAATGGAATGATTGTTGGGTGTTTGATGAAACTCGTAAAGAAGTGCAGGCAGCCAACCCTCAATGGCGTCAACTCAACTGGAGTGCAGGATTGATCAAAGGCGAAGGGCATCCACTAATCAACACTGCTTGGGGTGCATACCTAGACCATCTCAAAGGCAAACGCAAAGATACTGGGCGTAGCAATGACAAGGATCTTGTGAGACCCCGAACAGAAAGTTACTGGTCTTCGTCCACAGGCTCTTGACCATATTCTGCTTTTGAGTGCTTGGCCTTGAAGTGTATTAGATACTTGCCCAGCACAGTATGCGGCAACGGAGTTTTGTAGGGCTTGAGAAAGCCTGCACAAAGGTCTCTGTGCGTTGCATTGGGCACCGCCCGAATAGCCACACCCAGCACATCGTTGTCATAGAATCTACGAAGACCACTGCGATCACGTTCACGATATCGACGGCAATATTCATCTCGCAGCGTTGCAAAATCCGGATGGCGGGTATTCACTGCAAACACTCCGGTTTCGGGAACCAACCATGCTCCTTTTTTGCCGCTTTTGTCGCTGGTGTAATTTACGCCCATGTACAAACTCAGATGTTGTTGATCCAACAATGCTGTCCATAACTCGTCGGGCATGTCGGCAACTGATATCACATCAGCATCCAGCCACACAATCCAATCTGCCTTGCTGTGATGCATGGCATGCATGATGGTATAGGCTTTTTTGGCAAATTTCTTTTCACTTTGATTGCAGTCTGGATCTGCTTGAAACACAGTGTAGTCAGGTTCAAGATCATCAAAATCAATAATTTTGATTCGTTCATCAACAGGCAGTACCATGTGCTCCACATACACAGTAAGGCCGTGTGAGCTTGGCCAGTGTCTCAAAAAACTGTCTACACAATCTTTGCCAATCAGGTCATAGTAACGCTGATTCATGCTGGTAATAATTTCAATCATTTGACCGCCCATTTTTTCATGTGTTCCCAGCATGTGCCGGATCTCAATTCTTCGTGATTCCAGTGAAATTGTGCAATTCTCTGTATCCATGCGTCACGATCAGGAGTGTGTGGTTTTTCAATTCTGTGAAATCCTGCACCTGCTATGTCACGAGCCTGACTGCGATCTGGATCAGTAACAAATACAGGTATACCTTCAATGGCAGCAGCCACAGCAGGACTAGAGTTGTGGTTGATCACTGCCCAGCAATCAACAAAATCTTCAGTCAGTGTGCTACCGCCCTGGCTCAGTTGTATATTTGTTAATCTGCGGCCAGTGCAAAGTTTTATCAGACGTTCGCAGTATTTCACAGCTCGTTTGTCTCCGGGGTGTGGACGAATTCTAATAGGACGATCTGAGTATTTTCTTATTTCTGTAATGGTCTTGATGGCCCAGTCTATCACATCCCATCCTGCCATGCTCCACCCACCGTCACGTTGCAAACACAATAAAACATGATTGCCGTTGACTCTCCAGGGTCGCAATTGCACTCCTGTTTGTGCCTGTATTGATTGCCACCGAACAGGATCTGGAGTCTGATCGCAGTATTCGCCGGTGTTGGGGAACACACCATCATAGCTGTAGCGCAACCAATAGCCAGGGTTATTTGTATCCTTGTACAAAAACAAATTTGAATCAGCAATAACTGTGCGTCCACCCGAGCTGCGTTGACCTTCCACAATCTCTTGACGCAGTTGCAGGTGCTGGGCTGTTTTTCCGTGTTCGTGTACCCAGCCCAGGATCACAGCCACATCACTGGGTTGATATACAGATTCGGTTTCAATTATACCTTCGTCGCCGTATTCGGTCACTCCTTGTGCAAAATATTTCAAGGTGTCCAGTTTGTCCGTGGCCTTTTTCAATGACTCAGGAGTGTATTGTTCTTTTCTAGGCAGCGTGGCCAAATAGCTTACAACTTTCATGATTCTTGCATCATTCTAAATGCTGTGCCATTGGCCAGTTCCTTCACATGATATTGGCCATATGCCATACTGTGACACCAGGCGTCAAGTAGGTCTCGATCAGGATAAAATGGATTGTCAATCTTGGCCAAATCTGTGTTGCCCACCGGTGTGGCCACATGACTAGGTGCTAACACAAATGCTGGCACACCTGCCAGTATACTTTCTACAGCCGCTACGCTGTTGAAAGTGACCAGGGCATGCACATCTTTTATCAATAGCTGGCTGAGTGGTTGGTACTGAACTCTATCAATTCGTTTGGGCGCCCGTTCTCGTATCTCCACTGGAAGATTTGTGTATGTTTTTATTGTGGCCACAGTTTCTCTGATCCACTGCTGTTGGTCTATGCCATAATATCTACAGGGCTTTTCATCTGGAGCTGCCACAATAATTCGCTTGCCATACCGCCGAGGATGGGGTTTGATTCCCAGTTGATTCCAACGATCGTTGGGTCGCTCACGTATGGTGGCGTGTTGCAGATCATTCAGCACAATTCTGTGATACATCTTGATACCTTGTGAGTTTTTGTTACTGATATTGTTGCCCACATAACCCGAGTCCATGAAATAAAAATTATTGCCATCCTCTAGACATTGTTTCATTATTTTGTGTTTGAGAATGCCCCGCAACACCAACTGATTGTGATCTGTTGCTATGTCATACTGATAATCAAAATAGTCAGAGTTGGTAGGTTCTAGCTTGGCACTGCGAGCCAACATGTTGACATACTCATCCTCACCGTTTTTGCTGAGAAAAATCCAGTTGTTCATTCTATATCTCGCTGCTGGCAATACTCAGTGAGTATGCGTTCTTGATGCCACTCACTGCCTTGTGGTGTTGTGGCAAACTCATGAAAGCACGGTGTGCCCAGAGTGTAGTGCAACAGTTTGGCATCAGTACTGGGACCATACTCATCAGGCAACCAATTCCATTCAGGAGGCAAGGCACCTATGCGTTCATCGTCTAGCCAGGAAAAACGATGCAGTTCAGCACCTGTGGATTTTTCAATAAACTCAGGAGTTAATTTTCTATTGGGGAAACTGTTGCAGTTCCAGAGCATGACACTGCTCCAATTTTTTCGAGGATAGTTTTCATTTTTTGATCCCAGATATTTTTCACTCATGCGTGTCTGGTAATCGTGTTTGACCACTTGCACATCTTGTGCGGTGTTGCGCAGATTCCATAACTCGGCAATGTCTCCACGCACAATCATGTCACCATCTATAAAGATAGCATGCCCACTGTAGTTCATCAAGTGCGGTACCAGAAATCGACTGTAGATAAACTGATTGCTGCCATCTGTGTGTGTTTCTGTGTAGTCTCGGAACAGATTCAAAGCCAATGGAATGATGCTGACTGGTTGACTGGCATGTCTAATAATTGAGTTGGCACACACATGATACGCTATGGCTTCTCTAGGGTCGTAGCCCACAAAAACTGGTATGATGTTTTTCATTTTCGTTCAATATCTTCTTCAACACAGTTTTCACCGTATTGGATTTCGATCAGTTTCAAGGGTTGATCAGTCTCATTGCACAGCTGGTGCCACTCATTTAATTTTATCCACGTGGATTGGTGCCGTGCAGGACTTGCCATTAACTCGTATTCGGTGCTGTGAGGATTCACAGTGTAAACGGTGGCTTCACCTTCGGCCACAAACCAAAACTCTGCACGAGTTGAGTGCCGTTGCATGCTGAGTCTTTGCCCCGGCATCACTGTGAGTTCTTTGAGTTTGACATGACTGCCAACTTCGTGAAGAATACGATAGTAGCCCCAGGTTCGATCAGTTTTGGGCTTTTTCCATTCTTCCAGTATCCAGCTGCTGGAATTCTTTTTGTCGTCGCCGCCAACTCCAAATTTGAAGATCACATCTTGCACCACCATTTCGGGAATGTTGACTGCTGTACGATCACCACCGTTGGCAAAGATGATTTCATCTTCGGGATACATGGTCTGTACTGCACGAATGGCTTCAATACCTGAACCATCATCGTCATTGAACAGGATGCAGCGATCTACCATGCGTAAATTTTCTATCACTGCCACACGCTCAACTGCAGGCATAAACGGTCGCCCTTTTTTACGGCACAACCATGCGTCAGAATTTACTCCCACTACCAGTCGATCACCCAGTTGCCGGGCTGCTGCTAGATAGGAAATGTGTCCAGAGTGTAAGGGATCAAATCCCCCAGTTACAAGTACAATTTTCATGTAAATATTTATGTGCATACATAATGGTAAATAAAATATCATGGAGCATTTTTACCAAAGCGTTGACGGATTTATGAGTCACAAGAATACTATCATGCTTGATATTGTTCTAGAGCAATTTCCTGCAGGTGGTACCTGGGTAGAATTGGGATCCTGGACTGGCCGTAGTGCTGCATACTGTGTGGTAGAATTGATCAATCGTGACAAGCTGGGCCCATTTTACTGTGTGGACAGCTGGAAAGGCGAAGAAGCCATTGCCTATGATACTGACACTGTTCAGGACCTTGAAAACATATTCCGACAAAATGTAAAACCAGTGCTGGAGCACATAACAATGCTGACCATGATGAGTTGGCATGCAGCCGCTGATTTTGAGGATGATTCTGTGGACTTTTGTTATGTAGATGCAGGCCACAGCTACGAATCAGTGACCAATGATCTTGAAGCCTGGTGGCCAAAAATACGCCCGGGATCTCAGTTTGGCGGCGATGATTATACCAAAGGCTATCCTGGTGTGCAACAAGCGGTGTGGGATTTCTTTGGACCATTAAACATAAAGGTTCGACGATCTGGTCGTTGCTGGTTGGTTACAAAACCTTTTGATAACAACAGTTCGATTTAAATAACACATGACCACCTGGCTTGAATACTATCGTGACAACTATTTTGATCTACTGAACCCCACTGTTAGTGGTGCCAAGCGTGGACTTGTGGAAGGTCTATATCGCCGAGCTGACGGATTTAACCTGATGTTTGCTTATCTCGAAAGCCTGGCACTGCCCGAATACCATATTATTGAAACAGGAACCATGCGTAACCCGGGCAACTGGAAAGATGGACAAAGTGCTAGGTTGTTCTCAGAGTTTGTGGATCAACACGGTGGCACTGTTCGCAGCGTGGATATTGATCCTGCAGCAGTGGCAACATCTAACACGGCTATACCAAGCATGAACTTTCGAGCCACATGCATGGACAGTGTGACCTGGTTGCAAAGTCTGCAAGATTTGGACCAAACAGATTTGTTTTATCTTGACTCCTGGGATGTCAAATGGAACAATGACCATGACAGTGCTGCCCATCATCTTAGAGAATTCCAAGCCATTGAACCGTATCTAAAAGCCGGAGCAATGATAGCAATTGATGACAACAGTAGATTTGTTGAATCAGGAATCAGAACAGGCAAAGGACACTACATTGCAGACTATCTTGCGGCAAAAGGTATTTTGCCAGTGTATGACAACTACCAAATAATTTACAGGTGGCCTGAATGATAATTGATACTCTGCTGTTCAACGATGAATTTGACATGCTGGATATACATCTGGCCATCACTGATCATTACGTGGATCGTTGGATAGTGCTTGAAGCCAGCAGAACATTCAGCGGAATTCCCAAACCATACAATTTGTCAAACAATCTTGATCGGTATCAGACCAGGTACGGTGACAGGCTGCAGGTAGTCACACTAGAGTTGTCAGCAGATCAAACCAATCTTGTGTGTGAAACCATGATGCGGCAGGCCCTAGCACCTGCACTGGCAGAATGTGACTCAGAAGACATTGTGATACACGGTGATCTTGACGAAATAATCAATCCAGAATCCTGGGCAGATATTGTAGCATTGATGGATCAACACGATAAACCAGTCACATGTGGATTTGAAATGTACATGTATCGTGTGGATCAACGTGCTGAACGCAACTGGAAAGGCAGTGTGGTAGCACGCCGACGAATGTTTGACACGCCACATGAACTCTACAAGGGCAACAGCATCAAACGCAAAGATCGAAGCCATTGTGTGGGATTCAAAACACCAGTGGGCTGGCACTGGACCTGGATGGGCAGTGATGATCTCATACGCAACAAAGTGGTCAGCTGCATAGAAAGCCAGCACAGAGACCCTGAACAAATACTCGCAGCATTCAAACAACTTGATACCATAAGTGCTATCAACCATAAATGCACCACACACGTGATTGATGTAAAATATCCTGACAGTGTGCAGTCGGTATTGAAAAACTATCCTGCATACTGGCACAATCCGCCCGAAAACTAGCATGGACATTCAGCAAGAAAAAGCCATGCGCCGAGCAGCCAGAGCTGAACATCGAGCAAAGAAATCTCCGGGCTATGTTGCACCCACGGTGTCAGATCCTAAGGGTCCTGTTGATTGTGCCTGCGTGATACACGGCTCGGGCTACGACTGGATCTATGTGGATCGATTGTACTCCATGCTGAGTAGACACATTTCTCGCGGTATACGACTACATGTGTACACAGAACCTGGCAGACCTGTGCCATCGCACATGATCCGCCACGATCTGCAGGAATGGCCCGGTGTCAGCGGCCGCAAACAATCCTGGTGGTACAAAATGCAGTTGTTTAACCCTGCACATCATCAAGGACAATTGTTGTATTTTGATCTGGACACAGTGGTGGTAAACAGTCTGGACTGGATCATTGATCTGAATCCTGCATATTTTTGGACCATACGTGATTTTAAATCACTATGGAAGCCCCATGTGCAAAGCATGAACTCCAGTGTGATGTACTGGAACACAGTGACCTGGGCACCAATCTGGACAGAATTTGAAAAGCAAGGTGTTGAAAAGGTACAAAGCAGTTATCGCGGGGGCGATCAGGATTATTTAAATTCTGTAATAACTGCAAGACACCGTAGATTTTTTGAAGACGGGCGGGCAGTGAGCTGGCGCTGGACTGCACTTAACGGCGGCATGAATTTTCGAAACAGAACCTACAGATCACCGTCACGCGGCACCACTATTGCACCAGACAACAGTTTGTTGATATTTCACGGCGATCCTAAACCGCACGAAACACACGATCCTGTGATAAACCAACACTGGTGTTAGGTTGTCCAATATTCGCCTTTTTGCTATAATACACACTTAGCAACAAAAGGAACTCACATGCTTACAGATGCACAAGAACAGCAAATTGAATCAGTTGAGAGCTATACACACAACTACGAAGCAGAAGCCATGCAGAGCTTTGAAGCCACAGGCAACGACAAAATGGAAGAACTGCAAGATCGTTTTGAGGAAGAAAGTGTGCTGTTGTTTGACTCAAGCGAAGACTTGGGCGGAATGACAGTGTACTTTAGCGGCCAAACACTTGTGGCATTCTACGACTACGAGCAGTTCAAAGGCGTGGTGTTTGACACTGCGGAAGCCTAAACGAATAATGGGCAACAGATTGCCCATTATTCACCATTGTGCTATAATACACACATCGCAACAAGGAACTGATCATGCAAGATACAATCACCCGTACTGAAGAACTGCACAGCATCTTCTGGGATATGTACAAAGACGCCCATGGTTTCCGTCCTCGTCACGTGGACACTACGGGTTGGACTGAAGCTGAATTCAATCAGGAGTTTGAGCACCTGTCCCGCATGATCCAGCACAACGAGTGTGATCGCAAGATCTCTGAAGAAAAAGCAGCTCACGAGTTTGAGATGCGAGTGCAGAGCATCATTGCTTGCGGTGCTGAGAATCGTGACATGGCCATGCGCTGGATACACGAAGCTGAACAGACTCGCGGCGACAACGACTACCTTGCTTACACTCTGGGCTTGCCTTATCGTTATTTCAAGTAATAGGAGAAGAAAATGATTGATACCGTCCAAACAGTAGAATTTCAAGGCATCACATACGATGCCGCACATGGTAGCCCATTTGATCGTGGCTCAGCAGACAGCTACTACGGCCGAGCACAAGATCCCCACAAGTACCCCAATGGCACCGGCAATGCACCTCGTGTGGAGGGCCCTGACATGACCATTGCAGAGATGCGTGAATACTACCGGGGCTATGAGTACAATCAAGAGTCCGGCGAGAGAAAACGGTACGATTGACCATTATTCGCTCTTGTGCTATAATACACACCCACATCAGGAGATTGA